GGACAGTTTCTTTTTCTATTTGTTGTGTTTGATCGGGGACAGCGATTTGAAAATCTGAAAAGCTCCCCTTTGGTGCAAAGCTTTTATATTGTGCCATAAAGAGAAGTTAGCCTAATAGAGGGTTAGGGTTGTATTTATAAATTTCAGCTAGATTAAGACCAGTGCCACCAGTATTAGGAATATTAGGAATATTCGCCCCTGGCGTGATAAGGTTTGGAAGATTCGGAACTCCTGATGCAGCACTAAGACCGCCAAGTAGACCTTTACCCCAATGGAACGTACCACCGGCTCCTGCTCCCATCCCTGCTGTAGCAACAGACGCCGCAATTGTCAACGCACTGTTAGCCATCCCTGCCCAATCAGGACCAAAAGCTTCAATCCCTTTAGGAAGTGGATTATTAAACTCTTGATCAGGTTGCTCAAATGGTTCTTGATATTGCATCATTGGCATCTCTTGTACCATAGGAATTTCAGGAGTTTCTTCAGGTCTAAGCGGTTGTATATTATTAAGATCAGCCTGTCTCCTTTGAAGAGCAATACGATCTCTAATAAGCTTATCATTAGCCCTGAGATTGTCACGACTGATGCTTATTTTAGCTTGATCTAAGTCAAGTTGATAGTTTAGTCTCCCTAACTGAATATCAACATCAGCTTCTGTAGTAAGTAGTTGGTTAACAATAGCACGCTGATTAAAGAACATATCAGCTGCAACTTTACGTTGTTCTTGCAGCAATTGCTTGGACATTTGTGCCTTAGATGCACCAAGTTCAGCTTTAATACCTTGCTTTGCCTTACCAACTGACACACCAGCACCACCACGTGCAGACAACTGACCACCGGCTTTAAGTGCTTCTATGTTTGCTTGACGCTTGCTAAATGCTGTTTTAGTTTTAGCAACATCTAAAGCTTGATAAGAAGTATCTGCAAGCCCAGCTAATCTAATAGCAGCATCAGCTTTAGCACTAGCTTTTTTCAGATCAAGACCAGCAGCCGCTGCATTAAAATTAAGAAAAGTTTCTGTTGCATCAAACTCCATGCCTCGAAGAGTCTCTTGCAAATACTGAGACTGTTGACGCATAGCTTGATCATAAGCTATCTCATTAAAAGACTTTTGCTCAGTATAGCGTTGATTTTGTAGATCAAACACGCGCATTGCTTGATCAAACTCATACTCACGCTGTTCTGCTGCAAAACTCCGTTGATCCCAAAGCAGTTGGTTTTGACGATTGCGAATAAGCTCATCGTTTTCTATTTTTATTCTGAGCGATTCTTTAGCATAATTGTATTGAAGGTCTTTTATGCCATTGATCTCGTTTGTCCGCCGCTCGTTTTCTTGATTTATTGCCGTTCTAGTTTTTCTTTCGATTTCTCGTTTGCGCCCGGAAAAAAAAGGATCCAAAAGTCCCATTTTTAAAACCTCCTATAGAAACGAGGTGTGTATTGTCCTTCCCACATCATCGCATTAACTGCAACTGGGAACGGTGAGTTGTTAAACATTCTTACTTTAAAGTTTTCAGTACGTTGATGAATAGGAAGAATAAATACATTCTCTGTATCTAGCGGTACATCATTAGCTAGATAGGTGTTAGCTTCAACAGTAGGTTGGATATTAAACCATTCCTTAATGTAGAATTTAATCTCTGCATTATTAGCAGGAGCGGTGGTGAATACAATAGTTGTATCGTTAGTAAAACTAAAAGCTGTACTTTCAACGCCGTCAACACTTACCTTAACGTCAGACCTGTCCACATAATCAAGATCACGTTTATTAAAAGTATAGGTAGTGGTAGACCCATCACCAGTAAAATTCACTTCATAAGGTAGTCTGCCTGTTTGTTGAAGTTTAAAACTCATCATACCAGACAAGCCAACAGAGAACTTCATCCGTGCAATAGTAAGGTTAGCAGTGAAGTCTGACTCAACTCGTTGTGGACGGAAATAAGTACGTGGTAGTTCAACATCAAAGTTATACTTAAAGCCAACGACAACATCAGAAGCCACGCTAGTTAAGTCTTTATTATTAATGCTGAAGTAATCACCTGTACCATCTGTACCACGCTCAGGAGTTACAGTGAATCCAGACTCAACAAACGAACCTGTTTGTGTCGTACCTTTAATAACAATAATAGGTGTCAATGACGACACATCGTTATAAGGTAGATAGCATTTAGTTGTTTTTGTAGCAGAATCGTACGTAACGCTAGAAGCAGTTGCATACAAATCCACACATGGATTAACACGTTGACCTTGGTTATTGACAATAATAGCTTGTTCTGGTGATTGACTTAAAGCTGCTTTACTAAGAGTAAATTGATTACCTTGTTTGGTAACAGCATACATATCATCAGTATTAGTAGCCAAGAACTGTACAGTACCAGGCATCAACCAACTGACCCACGACTCCATCAAGTTCTTCTCTCCGTCGTTATAATAACGGAATAAGAATACTTCATTTAAGCTTTGACCACTTAATGCAATCAATGAGTTCTGTGGGCTGGTAATCATAGCCTCAACATCAGGGCTAATCCACTCTTTAACAACACGACTAATGTCTAGTACCTGAGGGTTCTCTTGTTGACCACGGGTTACCATACCAAAGACACGTGAATATCCAGGTGTCTTACTAATAAAGTTAATGTTAGTACCGACATCAACAGGGTCAATATCTTTATCTACTTCATAGTTAGAAATAGTTCTGATCGTTGTTAAGGAAGGTGTCAGCACACCGCTGTCAGAGAACATGATAAACTGCTGATCTGCAGAGAACAACACAACACCTTGCGCTGTAGGAAGTACAGCATGAAGTGCGGTAGGTCTAGTAGAAGAGCAGCTGATGTCAATAGGATCACTATCAATAGAAGCTTGAGCAGTTTTAGCGTAGAAATTATAAAAATCACCAGCCCTGCTCATGATTACATTATCTTTAGATAAGAAACCAAGTCGGTTGTTATGAAAGAAACCTGCAGTGATAGTGCTATTTACAAAACTAGGTTGTGGGTTGGTAACATCATCACCTACTGCTCTAGGATCAAAAGAAATCTTTCTAAAGACAAATGTATCTAGTGCTGTATTTACAAGCTCATGTGGCATAGTGTCAGTATTGAGCCCTGTAGATACAGAAGGATCCACTGTTTCTTCCCAATAACCTTCACCACTCACACCATCATGTGCTACAAATTTGACCCAATAATCATCTTCAGCAGCACCAGTGTTAACTATTTTTAAAATACGATCTTGGATTGATTTAGCTGGAAGATCAGAAACATCAGCTACTTCATCCTCAAGAGCGATTAAATATGTGTTAGTGATACCACCTTCTGCATGTACATCCATGTCAGAAGTACACGATAGTTCTAAAGAGTTGCTTAAACGTGTTACAGTAAGACCAGGTACACTACTGAGGTCAGATTGTAAATCAGTAAGGACTGAATTAACATCATCAGAAGAGCTGGTACTATAAGTAGCAGTATAAGTTGTACCACTAATAGCTACTTCAATGGTGTAAGTTTCAGCATCACCATATTGCTTTAGTACAACACTAGCATCTCGGCGGCTATTGTAAGTGGGTGCTGCAAGCGCTGTAACCGTTTTACTTTTATTAATAATAATAGAAGTATCTTGTACAGAGATGATCTTATAATCATCTTTAGTTCCAGTAAGATAACCTGTACCATCAGGGAAACTAACGGTACAAGCATTACCACTTACTGCATTCCAGATGTCAACATTGGTACCTTTGATAACACCAACATATTCTTCATCATCATCCCTGTTAATATAAAACCACTTACCATCATCATAAGTGGTACCAATTCCAAGATTTAAAACGTGTTCAAATCCAGGTCTTTTGGTCAGTCCAAAGGTGGGGTCAGGGTAGCCGTTATAACACTCACGTACTTGACCTGGCAGTTTACTGTCGTCTGTTTGTTTTGATACCCCACCTAAATAATTTGAGATTCGTTGAGTTACTGCTGGCATTACCTATAAAGCGCATGGAACGGTTTGTAAGATTGGTAATTATTAGTCTCTCCGCTATGACCGAAGAAAGTATAGTCACCTTGATTGCATTCATACTCAATAAGATTAGACCTAAGATAGGCTTCTTTCTGTTGTAGAATTTGGTATTGGTTAGGGTCACCTACAATACGACTAGATACAATAGAGGCAGCCCGTGCAGTAATGTAGTCTTGTACGGCTGTAGGCAGGTCAACCCAGTCAAATAGCCAGGTGATGTCACACTCTACATTTTCTTTATCTTTAGCCCAATCATAAGAGTGGCTAATTTTATCGTATAGTTTACCATTACGCCTTACAACATCATACCCCATGTTATTAGGGTTAGATGATAGGTCAATCTGGAGTACGTTGTTAGGAATTTGAATTTCGTTGTTATTGTCAGGAACCATTTCATAATTAAGTTCCCGATTAAATGACCAACCTTCCGCCTGTACTTCCCGAGAGACTTCTAGCAAAGTCCCATAGGCAATCGCAACGTCCGGGTTGGTTTGATCTAGGGTAGTGACAGGCGCTTGCCCACATGATTGCAAAATTTGATTAACAGCAGGTAATTCCTGTGTTGCATTAGTGGTAGGAAAAGCCATTGATTATCATTCTCAATAAGGAATTAAAAAAAAGGAGCCCCCGAAGAGGCTCCCAAAAGAATCAGAATGCAGAAGGTGCAGTGCTGGTAACGTGAAGTTCCACAGCAGCAGCAGGGTTGAGGTAGTCACAGCCACAAGCCAGACGACCCAGCATCACATCACCTTGGTAGATGACGGACACATCGCCGCTGGTGACTTGCACCTGAGGACCGATAGCTTCAACCATACCGGCAGCTTCTTTCTGGAAGATCAGACCACAGGAAGTGGATCCGACTTCAGCAGCAGTACCGTAGTCATTGTTAATACCAGTGCTAGCGTTGGAAGCATCTTCAAGAGATTCACCAACGAAGTCACCAGTGTTACCAGGAGAAGTGACACCCGTGGTGCCGCCGTACTTGGTACCATACTTACCCAGGAACGGAATGTTCATGGACTTGTAGATCTTGATACCAGCGATTTCCACGATACCTTGACCACCTTGCAGTGCGGTACCTTGGGCATCACGGTTAACAAGACCGTTAGAACCGACAGCTTGGATCAGTTCATAGTATTGACGGGGGTTCAGGACAGCCACACGACCGTCGGAAGACACACCCTTTTCGTCCAGAGCAGCTGCAGCATCATAGAATGCACCAACCAGCTTGGCAGAATCATATGCATCAGCTTCAGTACCAGCACCGGTACCGACCTGAATCTGAGTACCGCCGGGCTCAACATAGCCGCTAGCGGAGACAGGGGAAGCAGAACGTGCACCGCGTGCAATAGAACGGAAGGCAAGACGGTCATACTTTTCAGCCAGAGCATAGCCGATCTTACGGCTGATCTCAGAACGGAGGTCGTAATGAGCCAGGACTTCGTCCAGTTCATACACAAATGCGGAGCTGATCAGAAGGTCATCAATAGTGATGGTCTTCTCAGCCACCGGGGGTGCACCGTTGCTGTCACCCAGGATGCTGTTTCCAGGAGTATGGAACTCAGACTTTGTACGACCCGTGTAGATGAACTGCAGAGACTTGCCGTTCTTCAGGGTACGCTTCATAATCAGATCCCGAGCAATAGTATTGTGCTGGAATCCTTTGAACATCTCACCGCTAAAAAGCTTGAGATACAGGGCGCGAGTATCGCCCGTAAGGTTAGCCTGACCCAGCTGAGTAAGCTGAGAGGGGTTAACCGAAGATTGAAATGCCATTGTAGTAGTTAATAATTAAATATAAAAGACTACCAAACGTTTGATATAAAAAATTTTTGTGGTAAAAATTTAAAGGTCTTTTACCAAACCGGTTCGGCAAAGGGTGTCCTCGTAAGGGCCAATGCCAAATAAGTAAGGAAGGGAATCGAACCCCTCCCAAGTCACCAGATTACTTCTTGTATTCAACACCACGATAGCGGAGCGTATCAACACGATAACGCTCAGCACGACGGCGCTGATTATCAAGGAAACGAATGAGATTAATAGACATAGTTCGTACAGTATAAACCTAGCCCCCGTTCCATGACTAGGCGACATGCGACCCGAAGGTTGAACGTACGAAATGATTAACCAATAGTAGGTGCTTGAAGAGCTACTTCAGTAGTAGATGTAGAAGCAAGATCAAGCGGGAAGTTATGGGCATTCCTTTCATGCATCACCTCAAAACCAAGGTTAGCACGATTAAGGATATCAGCCCAAGTGTTAATGGTATGACCTTGACGATCAACAATAGATTGATTAAAGTTGAATCCATTTAAGTTAAAGGCCATAGTGCTAACGCCAAGAGAAGTGAACCAAATCCCCAGGACGGGCCAAGCGGCAAGGAAGAAATGCAGACTACGGCTATTATTAAACGACGCATATTGGAAGATAAGCCGTCCAAAGTAACCATGCGCTGCAACAATGTTATAAGTCTCCTCTTCCTGACCGAACTTGTAGCCATAGTTTTGACTTTCGTTTTCAGTCGTCTCACGAACGAGAGAAGAGGTGACAAGACTACCATGCATAGCTGAAAACAGAGCCCCACCAAATACGCCGGCAACACCAAGCATATGGAAAGGGTGCATAAGAATATTATGTTCAGCCTGGAAGACCAACATGAAGTTGAACGTACCGGAAATGCCAAGAGGCATTCCATCTGAAAAAGAACCTTGACCAAATGGGTAGACAAGGAAGACTGCAGTCGCTGCAGCCACAGGGGCAGAGTAAGCAACAAAGATCCAGGGCCTCATCCCAAGTCGGTACGAAAGTTCCCATTCTCGTCCCAAGTAAGAGAAGATACCGATAAGGAAGTGGAACACAACGAGCTGATATGGTCCGCCGTTGTACAACCATTCTTCAAGGGTATTGGCTTCCCAGATTGAGTACAAATGTAGTCCAATTGCGTTACTGCTAGGCACGACGGCACCAGAGATGATGTTGTTACCATAGAGTAGAGAGCCTGCAACAGGTTCACGAATACCATCAATGTCTACAGGAGGTGCAGCAATGAAGGCAAGAATAAAGCAAGTAGTGGCGGCAAGTAGACACGGAATCATCAGTGTCCCAAACCATCCAACATAAAGACGGTTATTAGTAGAGGTAACCCAGGAACAAAACTCTTCCCAGGTGCTATTTTGTTTTTGTGTGAGAGTAGTAGCAGTCATTTAAATAAGAATACGGTTAATTAAAAGAAATAGTGGGTACTTTAAATAAGGGTATGTATTTGAGCACTTAATACCCCCATCCAAGGCTCACATCCAGTGATGGGGGTGACTGCTATTTATCAGAAAGTGTACTTCACACCAGCTTTAGTACCATAACCATTTTCATCTTCACCAGTGATGAACGACAGTTCACCGTAAACACCCAGCTTTTCAGACAAGGGTACAGAACCACCAATTTTACCTGACAGTTCTACTTCAGCCTCGCCACCATCGGGAGATACAATTGAAGGACCACCTTGGACGTACCAATTAGAGCCTTCATAACCAATGTGGTTATCAATTACAGTACCATTATAATCAGAACCAGTGAAGCCAGAGTTAGCTTCAACGTTCACATAAGGACCAGCAAGTGCAGGGGTTGCAGAGAGAGCAACGACAGGGAGGATAGCAAGAAATTTCATTGTAGTTTGTTTAAAAAAGAATAAGTGTACTGTGTGCGTTTACCGTGAATACCCCAGCCTAGCCAATACCAGGCATGGTTCATATAGTAATCGACTGTTTGATGTTTAGTTTGAAACGCATAAAGATCGTTTCTAAATTGCATTTCATTAATCATGTAGCGTGTTTGCCCCTCCAACGAGGATGGGTCACAACGCCACTGTTTACAGAACGTACCCAATCCATCGTAACGATGCTGGGAGGTCCATTGTACGAGCCCGTAGCCACCTCTCAGGCACTGATCGTAGGGCACGATAGCCCCACCCTCACATACCTTAGGACGGAAGTGGGACTCTTGTTCTATGTTGCCCATGATCACAGCCAGGGCAGTTTTGTCAGTCACTTCAGCACGAGTCTGCAGTTGCTCTAACACATACTGCTGTGCTGGCGTGCAATCTGGGCAAGTAATCATTTTTTCTTAGCAGTTTTAG